GTCATCATCGCCTGGCTCGCCGTCAACAGCGTGTGGCTCACTAAGGGGTTGCGCTGGGATCCTTACCCGTTCATCCTGCTGAACCTGGCGTTCTCCGCCCAGGCGACCTACGCGGCCCCGCTGATCCTGCTGTCGCAGAACCGGTCAGCCGAGCACGACCGGATCAAGGCCGAGGCCGACTACACCGTGAACGAGGACTCCCTCGCCGAGATCCGCGCCACGCGCGAGCTGTCCGCCCAGGTCCACGGCCTCGCCACGGAGATCCACCAGCTCACCGTCCGGCAGATGACCGAGCTCGCCGGCATCGGCGACGTTTCCGCCAAGCAAGACCTGATCATCCGGGCCGTCATACCTTCAGGCCCGTCACCAGCGGCGGAGGGCGGCGGACGGACAGGGGAGGCCACCGCCACCCGCCGCTCCAGAACCGCGCCGAGCGCAAGGCAGGAGCGCGATGGCTGACATCCTCTACGGCCCCGTCACCGTCTACCGCATCCCCAGACCAGGAGAAGCCGTGAAGATGTGGTCCATCACCCTGCGGGTACTGGAATCCGGCACGATCGAGGCCACGTCCGTAACCGGCGGCATCCCCCCCGGCGAGATCGAGGTCCGGGGTCACGACGACGGTAACAGGGTCACCCTCCACGTCCGCCAGCGGGACGAGGACGGACGGTTCGTCACCTCCGCGCAGCACACCCGCGACCGGGCCGAGGAAGCGCTCGAGGAGGCCGAGGAACTGGCGCAGGCCGTCGCTGAGGACGGCGGGCAGGCGGTCGTCAGCGACTACAGCACGCAGGGCGCATACCGGGCTGGCGCCCCGGGCGGTCCCGCTTACGGTGCCGACGAGATCAGCGGCTAGCCCCATGCATCCCCTGTCATGACCGTTACCCCCATGCGTCCGGGCCGCTGGTGCGAGCAGCACCAGCGCTACGAGTGCACCCGGCAGCGCAAAGAAAACCGCGGCCACTGCCACGGCGCGGCCGTCACCGGCTCCGACCGCTGCCGCATGCACCTCGGCGAGCAAGCGCAGCCGGTCATCGCCGAGGCGAGGCTGCAAGAGCAGGCCGAGCGCCTCCTGTACCAGCGTGACGCCGCCCCTGTCACTGACCCGCTGGCCGCCCTCCAGAAGCTCGCGGGGCGCTTCGCCGCCGCCGAGGAGGTTATCGGCGAGAAGGTCAACGAACTCAAGTCGTGGCGGTACACGGGGGAAACATCCGGCGAGCAGCTCCGCGCCGAGGTAGCCCTCCTTGAGCGGTTCATGCTCAACCTCGGGCGCTTCCTCGTCGACATCGCCAAGCTCGACATCGAGGGCAGGCTGGCGACCGTGAGGGAGGCAACCGCGGTCATGCTCGAGCAGGCCCTCCAGGCGGCACTGTCGGCCTCGGGCTGCGACCTGGACGGGCAGGAGCGGGCGCGGGAGGCGTTCAAGCGCAACCTGAAGGTGGCCTAGCGCCGTGACGGTCCTGCTGCCGGACGAAGCCGACCTCGCTGTCTTGGGCGTGTTCGGACGGCGACTGAAGGAGGCGCCGAAGGACCCGCGCGTGGAGTGGCGCGCAACGGCCCGGCCGGAACAGCTCATGCCGAAGCAGCCGTTCAGGGTGCTGTACTTCCAGGGCGGGCGCGGCAGCGGGAAGACCCGTAGCTCAGCGCAGGGGCTCGCGGACATAATCCTGTCCGATCCTGAGCCCGAAGGTCAGTTCGGGGTGATCGGGCCGACGTACCGGGATGCCTGGACCGTCCAGATCGAAGGCGAGTCTGGGCTGCTCAGAGCACTCGGGACCACCCCCGGTGAGGTAAAGCAGGGGAAGTCCCGGCTGGTAGAATACGCGCACCGCAGTTACGGTGAAATAGGACTGCGAAACGGGCACATAATATTCGTCGACTCCGCCGATGACGGCGCTATCCGCGTCCAGGGCAAGAACCTGAGGTCCGCCTGGTGCGGCGAAATAGGATTGTGGACACGCTGGTCCACGGCCTTTGACGAGTCCATTAAGTTCGCGGTCCGCAAGGGCGCGGCCACGATCATCTGCGACGGCACGCCCAAGGTCTCCAGGCCGGCCCGCGCGCTGATCCGCCGGTTCCTGCGCGGCGAGGAGCCGGGCGTGATCGTCCGGCGCCTGCGGACGATCGACAACGCCGCGAACCTGTCGGAGGCGTTCTTCGACTCCGTCATCGGCGCGGCCAAGGGCACCCGGCTCGAGCGCCAGGAGCTCGAAGGCGAGCTGCTGGACGACATCGAGAACGCGCTGTGGTCGCGCGAGCTGCTCGAGCGGATCCAGGTTCCCGCGGTGGGCGCCGAGGGCGGCATCGGCTACCTGCACAATGCCGTGATCGGCGTCGACCCGTCTGACGGCAACGAGGACTCCGACGAGCAGGCGTACACGGTGTCCGGCAAGGGCGCTCCCGACGACCACCACCTGTACGTCGCCGAGTCGTGGGGCGGCCAGATGGCCCCGGCCGCGTTCGCCCGCAAGGTCATCCTCCGGGCCGTGCACTGGAACGCCCGGATCGTCGTGGAGAAGAACCACGGCGGCGCGTGGCTCACCACCACCTTCCACCAGGTGATGAAAGACCTGGACGCGCAGGGGAAGATCCCGGGCGGCCACTTGCCGCGGGTGGAGACGATCCACGCCTCGCAGGCGAAGCGGACCCGCGCCGAGCCGGTCAGCGCCATGTACGAGCGGGACCTGGTGCGCCACTGCTACCAGGTGGAGAAGTACCAGGTGGCCGACCGGGAGTCCGGCGAGACGGTGTGGCACTCCGACCGCAAGGGCATGGTCGACCTGGAGGACCAGCTAGCGACGTTCACCGGCGCGCAGGGCGAGCGGTCGCCTGACAAGCTCGACAGCCTCGTCTGGTCGCTGACCCCGTTCCTGAACGCCTCGTTCGGCCCTCCCGGTTCTCCCGGTGTCCGCCGGTGGGCCGGTGCTGCTGAGCTTGAGTCCATGGGCCGGTCACCGGAGGAGGCGATGCGGAAACGGAGGCAGGTTCCCGGTGCTCCCGGAGGGCGGCAGGAGGCCCCGGAGGACGCGCCGTGGAGTTTGGACGGTTTCGCGCCGGGTGACGAGGCGGACAGGCCGCAGCGGGGGAACGTGCGCACCTGGCGGTAAGTGACCCCGGGGCCGTCCCTCCGGCCTGCCCGGACGCCTGCTGGGGCCATGGCCATGACCTTGCAGCCTGCGCCGCCGGTCCCGGAAGCCCTAGCCGGTTCTCCGGCGCCAGATCTCCGACCCGCTTGCGCGCCCCGGGGTACCTCTAGTTTACCGGATGCGGTAGTTCGCGGGCATGCTGGCCGCGAGCAAGGGCTGGTCGCCTAGCCAGTCCACGTTCTGGTAGGCGCAGGCGCACGGGATGCACATGCCGCCGATCGCGGTGGCCGTCTCGGCTTTCTGCTGGCAGGTGCCGGTTACGGCGTGTCGCTCGGGGCACGAGCACGGACGGCTGAACGCGACGTCAAGGGCCGCCTGTGCCGCTCTGTCGTCAGGTTCCGGTTCCCTAACGTGGACGTGCGCCGTGGGATCTGTGCAGCCGGGGTATCCGTAAGGGCACAGGTCTCTCACTTACCCGCTCCCTTGCTGGTCACGTAGGTTGAGGTGCTGCAATCGGGGCATGGGCGTCATGACGGAAGCCGACCCGGAGCCCCGAACGGCGAGCACTGCTTGCTGAGTATCCGGCCGCACGTGCAGAGGTTGCCCGCCTCCGATACCTCGACTCCATCCGGCCATGCGATCGAACTGTGGAAGCACGGCGGGTCACCCATCAGCCCGCGCGCCGTCAACTCCCGCTCTAGCAGGCAGAACAGGACCATATCCTTAGACTGCGCCAGGGTAAGAGTCTTCGACATTCCGAGCGCCTTGATGAACAGCTTGAGCGCGCTATCTATGGTCTCGGTGATTTCGACCGTGACCGGCACCATGTGCCAGTCGGGCGAGTGCTGCTTGTTGTGGCAGGGCACGTGCTTCTTGATAGCCGCTTCTTCGGCCGCGAGCGCATCGGCTCGCCGTCCGTACCAGATAACATCCCTGCGAACCACGTCGGGCCACCATGCCTTGTCCGCCGCATGCTGAGCGAACCGCACCTCCGGATCGCTAGTGATCCCCACGTAGATCAGGTCATCGTCAGAGTCGTAGAACCGGTACAGGGCCGTGCGCCCGTCTTCTGTCTCCACCCCCTCCATTGTAACGGTTCCACCCGCCGTCATGGCGTCACGTCGGGCTACAATGTAGCAATGAGTCCCGAACGATGCCCGCACTGCCGCGCCCTGCTTCCGCCGGTGAAGACGTGCCCGACCTGCGGAAACGACTTCTACCGGAGCGAGGGCGGCCGGAAAGACGCCGTGTACTGCTCGGAGCGGTGCGCGGGGACCGCCCGCACGCGGCGCTACCGGAAGCGGAAATCTGAAACTGGTGACGGTAGCAACCGTGCGAATCCCGTCACATCGGCGTAGGATGGGGTCATGAACCTGAGCAACGCAGCCGCCTACGGCGAGCCGGGCGCCGCTTACGAGTCGGAGACCCTCCACAGCCTGACGGTCCGCCTTCCGGACGGCACCAGCCGCCAGTTCGCGGGTGTCCGCATCGTGCTCCTGCCCGGCGGCGCGCTGAAGGTCTACCGGAGCCGCGCGTTCGACGACGCGGTGCCGTTCGAGGACGTGTTCCCGCACGGCGGCTGGTCGGACTACAGCGCGTACCCGGCATAACCGACATCGCGGCGTTCACCGGCCGCAGGAACAAGGGAGGGGATGCCTTATGACCGCAGTACGCGAGGTCAAGCCGGGCATGACTTTCAATCCGGATACCGGGAGCTACGCGGTGCGCGACGCTGACGGCGGATTCATCGGCGACACGACGCAGCGCGACGTGGCCGACCGCTGGTGGCTGCACGGCACCGGCAGCAAGTTGCAGGGCAGGCCGACGACTCTCCCGCGCAGCCTGACTGTCGGCGAGTCGACAGGAGACAGTCAGTGAACCGCTACTACCTCACCGAGGGAGACGGCCCCGAGAGGGAAGTGCCCAAGGCGGAGTTCGTCTCGGCTGAGCGCAGGGCCGGATTCGTCAACACGATGGGCGAGCAGGCTGAGCCCGCGACGTGGAGCTTCAGCGGGCGGACAGACGGCGCTGAGGTTCGCGGGCGCACGACGCACGAGGCTGAGGGAGGCCACCAGTGAGCGAGCAGCAGGCACCGGACTTCACCGCATGGGACACGGACAGGCTAGCGGCGCACCTCAAGCACCTTGACCGCCTAATCCTTATATCGATCAGCGACCCGACCAACCCGCGAAGGCCACGGCTGAAGGCCGAGCGCGAGGCGGTACGGGCCGCACTGGCCGCGAACGCAAACGAGAGGCAGAGAGCGCAGTGAGCGAGCAGCAGACCGTACCGGCCTACGACGACAGCGGCGAGGAGGAGGCAGCGCGCGAGCTTTACGCCGACACGAGCGAGCCGCCGCGCCGCAGCCTCTTCGCCCAGCGTGCCCGTAACCGTGCCGCAGAGTCCGCCAGGGACGCCGCGGAGTGCATCCTCGCCGGGCGTGACGCTGACGCTAGGAGCCTGCTCTCCGAGGCGGGGAACGAGCTTGACAGGGCAATCGAGAGGGAGAAGACGTGAACTGGCGGTTCTGGCGACACGGGAAGCCCGCAGCCGCCTACGACGTGTCGTTCGCCATCTACGGCCGTGTCATCGCAGTCGTCCGGGTTGCCGGCGAGGACGAGGACAGTGCCCGCGAGTTCGCCGAGCGGTACCTGCACGCTAACCTCACGCCGCAGTCCGTCGTCAAGTCCCCCGGCTCGCTTCCCCCCGCCGGGAGGGAGATTCGCCTCGTCCCGTCCGCAGGCACCCGCATGCCCGGCTGAGCGCACCGAGGAACTGTCCGATACTGACCTCGCCTACCTGTAGAGGAGACCAGCCGTGGCCGCGACCGCCCTGGAGGGCCTGGAACCGCTCGCCGTCTGGGACGGACGCGTAAAGGACTGGGGCGCCGGCTGGTCCGTTGAACGCCTCTACGAGTTCGACGACTGGATGCGGGAGCACATCGCCCGCCACCGTGACGTCTGCCGCTTCGAGGTTTACCTCCTCGACACCGCGTTCGCCGTCGTGACCCGCTACCGGCGAGGCAGCAACGGCAGGTGGGAGTACGCGGACGGCAGGATCGCGACTGAGCCGCCCGCGGCCGAGCCGCTCGCAGAACTGCCGCCCGAGCACCTGCTGAGAGGATGACCTGATGGACGACCGCGCGCGCCGCGCGCACTACGTCGCACGTCGCCTTGCGCTGCCTGATGAACTGCGCCGGGCATGGACTGACGGCAACGCCAACCCGCCGTCTGAGACTGCGCTGAGGCGGCTAGCGGCACAGGCAATACTCAGCGAGAATCCCGGGCCGGGCGATGCGGACCGGCTGCTCACGCCTGCCCAACGGCGGCGGATCAGGCACAAACGCGGGAGAATCGCGCCGTGAGCACGTGGACCGGCGTCACGCGCCCCCGCCCTCGCCCCTGACGATCTCCTCCAGCCCGTCCAGCAGCACCGCCAGCTTGAGCGCGGTATCCCGCCGCGGCGTCCCCTTCCCCGACTCCCACCGCGACACCTGCCACATGGACGTCCCGACCGCCCGCGCGGCGTCGGCCTGGGACAAGCGGGCACGCTCGCGGATCTGCCTCGCCCGGCCGGAGTGAAGCCACAGCCGGGCGCGGGCGATGGCCAGTGCCTCTTCCGTCTCGTCCACCCGCACATGATACGCACACGTATCCGCAAAAGCAGGGCTGAACTGGTAATATGGACGTACCGGGGCAAGGTTTCTTACGCCCCCCGGAACGGCGATCGAAGCGCCGCCCGGAGGACTTGCCCGCCGAACCTGACTAGGAGGCCAACGGACCATGGGAGACCCTACCCCGCACGACAAAGACGTGAGCGCGCGCCGTGTCTGAAGGATCTGTGCCGTATCAGACGCAGCACACGCGCAACCAGGCTCAGCGCGGCAAGGCGAGCCTGTACAAGTGCATCGACTGCGCGGCGCGCGGCATCGACAAGCAGGCCAGCGACTGGTCATGGCGGCAGGGCACCAACCCGGATGACGTCATGAACTACGACCCCCGCTGCCGCAAGTGCCACAACGCCTACGACGGCAGCGGGCACCACGTGCCGCACACCGACGAAACCAAGGCACTGCTGAGCCAGAAGAACACCGGGTACGTGCACACGCCCGAAGCGGTCGAGAAGATCCGCGCGGCTGCGACTGGCCGCAAGCACACGCCGGAATCCATCGCCAAGATGTCCAGGCAGAAGAAGGCCGAGGCGGCAGCGCGGGGACCGATGCCGGCCGAGCAGCGCGCGAAGATCAGCGCGTCGCTTAAGGGAAACACCAACCGCGCAGGGCGCAGCGGCAAGCCCCGGCCGTCCGGCGACGGTACTAGCGGAGCGGACAGCCAGTCACGGCCACCGGGCAACCCGAACATCGGGAAGACCAGGGCCGCGCAGCAGCGGGCTAAGACGCACTGCGATCAGAACCACGAACTGACGCCGGACAACATCTACTGGCGCGGTCCGGACAAGAAGAACCGCCAGTGCAAGAGGTGCGCCCGCGAGCGCTCAGCTGCGCGCTACGAGGCCCAGAAGGCTGCCAGGCGCATGGCCTCGTGACGACGCCCGGCCGGGGGCGCTAGTCTGTGTGGTGCACGTGCATTCGCTCCGTGCATCGGAACGTGCAGACTGGCGCCCGCGCGCGCCCCGTCAGGAGAGGGGGTGGTGCAAGAGATGGCATCCGGTAGCGCCAGTGGCAACGTCGTCGCTTTCCCGGATCTGCCGCCAAAGGGCTCACGCGGTCCTAGCGGCAAGCGAGCCTTGCTGGGTCCCGAGATAGGGACCCAGTTCTTAATGGGTCGACATGGGACAGCGATTGTTCGCCTATTATTTATGGCGATGGTGATGTCTTCTTAACGGGTCGACTACGGCGAATGGACCGCGCGAGATGTCAAGACCATGCTCTCTCGCGATGGCGTCTCCGCGTCCCTCGAAGCCGTTCTCACCCTCCCCATCAGGCAGGCCGACTTTTTCATCGAGAAGGGCGACGGCGACAAGGGGGAGACGGAGTTCGCGCGAAGCGTCCTCATGACCCCGGACACGGCGGGCGGGATGGTCACGCCCATGTCCCAGGTGATCGGCCAGGTGACGACCGCTCAGTGGGCGCGCAGATCCTTCTTCGAGAAGGTCTGGGGCCTGCGCGACAAGGACGGGCGCGTCATTTACCGGAAGATCGCCTACCGTCCCCCCGCGACCTGCCAGGCGAGGTTCAACGACCGCTCAGGCGAAGAGAACGGCTTCCGTCAGCAGGTGTGGCTCTTCGGCGGCAACCTGATGCTGTCCTCGAAGCAGAAGGTCCCCGGTTACGTCGATATCCCGCGTGTCCGCAGTTACATTTACACGCACAACAAGCACCGCGAGCCGCTGACCGGTGCGAGCGAGATGGAAGTCTGTTACTTTGCGTACCAGACCAAATTGAAACTGCTCTGGATGTGGCTTAACTTCCTCGAAAGTCAGAGCATGCCGCGCCTTATCGTCTACGGCAACGACCAGCCCGAGGCGACAAGGAACGCTGACGACATCTCGCAGCTGAAAGCCTCCGGTATCGTCGGCCTGCCCCACCCGATCCAGGGGCAGAAGATGTTTGACTCGATCGAGTCCCCGGACGCGGGCACGTTCTTCCGGGAAGCGATGTCGTTCCTGGAGAACTGGCAGATCATGAGCGTGCTGGCCGGCTTCCTCGGCCTCGCCGGCGTCGCCACGGGCGGGCGCGGCTCCTACGCGCTGTCTCAGGACCAGTCGGATTTCTTCCTGAAATCCCGGCAAGCCGTCGCAATGGAAATGGCCGAGTCCCTGTCCTATGACGTGGTCCGCCCGCTGGTAATGCTCAACTTCGGCGCGAATGCCACATTCCCCAAGTGCCGTTTCGGCCCATTGCAGGACGAGCAGGTACAGCAATTGATGACCCTGTTCGGGCAAATTGTTGCGGCCCCTGCCTTGCACATTCCCATTCAAATTGTAGACCTTCTCACAGAGCGCATGGCGTCCGTCCTCCAGCTTGACGTGGACCAGGTGCACAAGGCGCTGAAGGAGACGATGTCGCAGCGGATGGAGCAGATGCAGGCGAACCCGCCGGCGGGGATGCCGCCGGACGTGGCGGGGTCGATGGGGGCCATGCAGGGGCTCGCGGCTGCGGGGACGGGGATGGCGAGGCAGGCGGCGGCGCGCGGGGTGAACATCCCGCCGCCTCCGGGAGGCCCGCCGCAGCCGCCTCCGATCCCCTCGTCGCTGGGCTTGAACGGGAGGCTCGGGCAGTGACCGGCATCGCCTACATTCCCTCGCCAGGCGAAACGCACGCCGCGCGGGTCGGCTACATCGCCAAGAGCCGCAGCGTCAGCCGCGAGGAGGCTGCGGAAGTCGTGGCCCGCGCCTACGCCGGAAGCACCGTCCGGGTTCCGGTTACCCAGTCCGACATTGACCATGGCGTTCCCCGCGACCTATTCAACTCGCTCCTGGCGCGTGCCCTGCGCAAGACATTCGACGGTGCGGAGCGTGCCGCGGTCACCGATCACGTCGCGACCGTCTACTTCCCCGGCCGCACCGTGTCGTACTGGTATTCCGGCAGGCCGGTGACCGGGCCGTGCGAGGTAGGGCTGACGGAATTCGACGTTGACAGCCCGGGAGTGCCCTAATGAGGACGGGAACGCCTTACGAGGGCCGCGAGGACGAGTTCGACCTCGGCGGCGGGTGCTCGTTCACCTGGCTCATGGGAGGCGACTACCGCGACCCTCCCGAGGATCACGAGCTGATCGGGCTGATCGAGCACCACCCGAAGCCGTCGCCTGACGCGCCGGGCCTGTACTGCGGCGGCTACGTCGCCTGGAAGGCGTCAGGGAGCGCGCAGCCGCGCCACGAGCTTGTCGCGGGCGGGATCGGCGACGAGGAGCACCTGACCATCTCGCCGTCGGTGCTGTGCCGCGCCTGCGGCCACCACGGTTTCATCAGGGACGGGCGATGGGTTCCGGCATGACCGAGTACAAGATCGCGAAGACGCTGCGGGTTGTCCGGGAAGCCGCCGGGGCGTCGCGGCTCTACATCGACGGCGAGTACTTCCCGTACGCCACGACCGACGGGTTCACGGTGCACCCGAAGCGCAAGGAACTGCCGTGCGTCACGGTCACGATCGCCGCGTGGCGGGTTGAACTGGTCGACGACATGGACGCCGGGCCGGGCGAGCTGTCGCCGGCGACTGAGAGCACCGATGGAGGTGATGCCCAGTGAACCAGTTCCCGATGACCGTTGACTCTGGGCACTGTGGCAGGGCGGGCGGGCCGAACAGGGGGATGCCGTGACCGGGCGACCGAAGAGCGAGAGGCGGCGAACCGACAACGTGCTGTCTGTCCGGCTTGACGACGAGACCGCCGCTGAGCTGAAGTGGGCGGCGCAGGAGGCCGGCACCAGTGCGTCCGAGTTGGCCCGGCGCGGCCTGCGGCCTGTCCTTTCGGCGATCCGCGCTGACTGGTACGAGAAGCACGGCAGCGAAGAGGACTGGGAGATCATTGCCGCCGAGCCCGGTCAGCGTCGCAAGATCGACGCGTCGTTCGGCGTCCGCTTGTCCTACGAGCAGGTGCTTGAGATCGCTCAGGGTGCCGAGGCGTACGGCGTGACGATCTCCGCGTACCTGCGGGAAGCTGCGCTCGCGCTCGCCGCAGCCCAGCGCACAGGCGGCACGGCCAGGTGCGCGCACGTGAGTATCGGCAATGCCGTCAGCGCGGAATGCGGCACCTGCGGCCCGCTGCCGGTCGACCTGACGGTGCACGTCCCGGCGAGGCAGCCGTGACAGCCGACAACCGGGTTACCGCGCTCAGGTTCGCGATCGACGCGATGGCGGTGGACGGGAACCTGTCCGCCGCGCAGGCCGGGGACGTCACCACGACCGCGGGCGTCTTCTACCGCTGGCTCGAAGGGCCGGCCGTCATGGTCCTGGCCTTCGACTCGCTCACTTACCAGCAGGCATCTCCGGACGGACCGGGAGAGCCGACCACTAAGAAGGGAAGCACAGTGCAGCTAACCGATACCCAGCAGGTCAGCCTTTCCGTCGCCGAGCAGGACAGCAAGGGCCAGCCGGTCTCCGACTCGCTCGCCTGGTCCGTCGACAACGGCAGCGTCATCTCCCTCGTCCCGTCCTCTGACACCCAGTCGTGCCTGTGCGTGGCGGGGACCGACGGGACGGCGACGGTTACCGTGACGGACAACAGCGTTACGCCGCCGCTGACCGCTACGGACGTGCTCACGGTCGTTTCCTCGGCCGCAACCAGCCTCGTGATCAGCGAGGGCACTGCCGAGGCCCAGCCGCCCGCCGCACCGCCCGCGACGCCCCCGACCGCCTGACCTAGCCGAGACGGGAGGCGGCGGTGAGCGCTACGGACGTCCTCAAGCCCGGCGACGTGCTCGCCGTCCGCCTGCCCGGCTGGTTCAGCGAAGCTATCCGCGTCGGTGAGGAACTGAGCGGCAAGCCGGGGCTAGAAAATCACATAGCGCTCTTCCATCACTACGACGATCCGGGCGTTCCGTGGGGGCTTGAGGGCAGGCCGGGCGGCGTCGGGTGGGTTGACTTGCGCGCCTACCTCCGGTCGCCCTACACGCTGAACAACTGCCTTCAGCCGGGGCGCACCGACCAGGCGCGCGCTGTAGTGGCGAAGCAGGCCGAGGCGCTTCTCGGCGACAAGTACTCGTGGGCGGCAATCGGCGGCGACACCCTAGCTGCGCTGCACATTCACCTGTGGAACCTCAAGCTCAGGGACGGCCTCGCGCCCGGGCCCGTGGTGTGCAGTTCCTATGCGGCGTGGCTTTACGAGCAGGCCGGGTGGGAGCGCCCGCCGGCGACTGATCGCGACACGGAGCCGGCCGACTGGGTTTCGATGGTCATCGGGCACCAGTGGAGCGCGACAATAGGCGTGATGCAGTAGGTGCCCGAGAGAGCAGGTGAAACATGGCGCTGATCACCGACACGGCCACGTTCGACGCGGTCCACGACATGTGGGAAGACGTCCAGCGCGCGAAGCAGATGCTCGCCCGGCTGTGCGAGGCGCAGGGCATCGACCCGGACGAGGCGGGACGGCTGCCCGACGATCTTCCGGCGCGGATGTAGACGGTCGGCGTGAAGGCGCACATATGGAAGGACCGGGCGAGCGGCAGGTGGGTTTACCTCCTCGACGGCTTCGCGGGTGACTGCCCGACGTGGGAGCGGGCGCTCGCCGAGGTACTTGACGAACTTGACGTGCTGCGCTCGGTGAGGATGTAGGCCGTGGCCGACGAGCAAGCAGAACGCGTGGTATCGGCGGTCTTCGCATGCCGTGAGGAAGACTGCCCGATGCCGTTCGCCCTCTACCGGCACCAGGACGTGACCGGGGTATCGGGCACGGGAACCGTCGCGCACGGCGTCCGGTTCGCTGACGGGCAGGTCGTCATCCGGTGGCTGGGCGACGCCCCGTCAACGGTCGTGTGGGCCTCCCTCGAAGACGCGTTGCGCGTGCACGGGCATGACGGCAGGACGCGGGTCGTGTGGCTCGCCGCGCCTTTCTCCGAGATGGCCGAGGGCGAGGGGGAAGCGGCGGCGGCCGAGCGCAAGCGCATTATCCGGCTGGCTGGGACTGAGGCGGTCAAGCTGGGCGGCGTCCGCGAGCCGTGGGCCGAGGTCTCCGCCGGCGCGCTGACCGACTTCGCCGAACTGATCGCGCAATGACCACGCCAGCACCTCCGCAGCCGCCTCCGGGCCAGCAGCAGGCCCCGCAGCAGCAGCCTCCGGCGCAGCCCGCGCCCCCTGCCGCGACGATCCCGCCGCAGACGCTCGCCGCGATGGCGCTGCCGCTCGCCAGCCTGCTGCTGACCGCCGCGTCCGCCGCTGCGGTGGTAGTGGTGCTCAAGGCACGGTTCAAGCTCGGCCTGCTGTCGGCCTTGTTCTGGCTGTCGATGCTGCTCGTGCTCAGCAAGATCGTCATGGCGAGCCCCCCGCCGGTCACGGGCACGGTCGGTGCGGCGTCGGAGCAGACAGCGCGGGTGAACACGGCGAGGCGCGCGCAGTTCGCCATCGCGTCGGCCGTGCGGGTGATGCACGCGATGCTGTCGGCGCGGTCACGGGGCGGTGCGGTGCTCGCCGGCGGGCAGGATCAGGTCGAGCGGGAGCGGCGTTTCTACCAGCAGCACCTCGACGCCATGTGGCAGCGATCAACTGCGGCGGGGATGATCGACATGGAAGCGGCTACCCACGGAAGTCTTTTGGGGTGGCTAGCGTGTGG